TGAGCTTTAACAAAGTGATTGCGAATGTCTTTACCAGGGGGGATAACACGAGAAAGAGCAATAAAAGCCAAATCCTTATCTTTCACCTCAATAACACAACGTAAAAAGTCGTCAAAAGTCACAGTGATGCCTTGAGCCAAATAGATGTTGGTTAAAACAATGCGTTTGGGTTGGGAATCACGCAAATAAGTCAAGAAGTGAGAAGGAATCATACCAATGGTACCAGTGACAATAGTCATGTTACCAATTTTGTCGACAACACCATCCTCATACACAGCACGGATGTAATATTGTTGTTTGCGAATAGCACATGCTAGTTCAAATTGATTTTGATCAGCAGCGCCTTCAACAACAACTTTTGGCATATGTTTGGGTTGGGTTTCTGGATGGTTCGATTCAACTACAACCTTTGGCATATGCTTGGGTTGAGTTTCAGGATGATTTGATTCAACGATGACTCGGGGCATATGTTTAGGTTGGGTTTCCGGATGATTAGATTCAACAACGACATTGGGCAAATGTTTAGGTTGAGTTTCAGGATGAAATGATTCAACAATAACAGTTGGGAGATGTTTAGGCTGTGTTTCAGGATGAATCGACTCAACAACAACAGTTGGAATATGTTTAGGTTGAGTTTCCGGATGAAAACTCTCAGTGACAACGTGCTTAAAACGACGTTTAGTGTTTGACTTAGATGATTGGAAATAAGAGTACATCATATAACATAAACCAGTAATAGCAAATGAAATTAAAACAGCTTTGGGGTTCAAGAAAGAAGAAATAGTGGTTAGAACTTCTAACCATTCAACAGACATAACCTTAGCTTTAACTTTTTCATATAAACTTTTAGCTTTATTTACAAAAACAGATAATTTACTCTTACACAATGAAGCAACACGTTTAGCTTTATCCAAGAATGACAAATCCACATCAGATTCAACTGGGATCATAGAAAGGAAAAAGGAAACAGGAATATCTTTTTCTTCCATTTCAGAAATAGAGACACCACTTTCCAAACCTCGCATTATTTCAGTACGAAGTTCAGCTTCCTCGGAAAATTCGGGAACGTAATTAATCAAGAACTTGTGCAAAACTTGTTCCTGACCAACTTGAGCCAATGACGTGGCATAACGCTCAATATCATCGAGTAAGCTAGTGGAGAATTCAGTTCTACGACGCATGTCATTTTCTAAGATAGCAGCAACTTCATTAAAGGAAAGACCAGGGGCATTTTCATCAATTTCATTCATACGCTCAGCACAAGCATCAAAAGGAATAAATTTATATACATCCAAATTAACTGGTGCACGTTTACCATCAAAAATGGGGGCATTAGCCTTGGCTAGTTCAATGTTAAGCGTGCGGGAATAATTATCATTGCCAAGATGGCGAAGTTGAATATATTCCTCCTTCAAACAGACATGAAAAGAGAAGGTAAAACGACGGAAGAAAGCTTCAGGATGAGTGATAGAGCTAACTTGAACAGTACGCGCATTAGTAGTGTACAAAATGGACTTAACTTGAAAGGTGGTATTAGCTTTTTCAGCGATATCAGCCATGTGCAAATTCAAAGGAAACATATTCGTCATCCGAATACCTTCCATAAATTCAATGTTAGGATTCTGAGAAGAATCTTTCATTTGGAAAGCATCATCAACAACAACAATGGGTTGGTTTTTATACCCATCCCAATATTCTTGTTCGACAGTAC